GAATAAGAAAAAATGCAAGTTCTGCGGCCGGGCCCTGAAGGTTGTTATTAATAAATTTAGTAATGGATCGGGTGGGTTCCATGAAGTGAAACTATACAAATGCACAAATCAGTTATGTAAATTAAACAAAAATTTCCCCAAGGAGGAATATCGATCATGCCCAAGAATGTTTTGAAAGAAAATATTAGCCTTGTTAAATGGTCAATTCTTATTGTAGTTATTTATTTTTCAACATTGATATATGGAATTTCTCTTTTAGGGTTTCAGACAGAATTTAGTCTTATCTCAAAAGAGCTTAGACGGCAGAATGATGTTAATGAAGTTAACCTAAAGAGTTGGATTACTAAGAAACAAAAACTAAATAAAGAAATTTTAATCAAGATTACTAATAAGACATATACTGACTTTATGAATCATAAACATTTATATTCCGATGACTCAGTAATAATTGGAGGGTTTAAAAATTAATAAATATCTCTATCCTTCAGAATACAAAGAATTACAACCATTCCTAACTTTATTCCACGGAGAAATAACTCAGATTCAGGATGAAAATAATAACTTAATTTATCAATTAGAGGATTCTTATGAAAGAAGCAGATTTAAGTCGCTTAATTCAGGTCGCTTTAACCCAAGAAGGAGCTAGGATATTTAGGAATAATTCAGGATTATTCTATACAAAAGATGGTCGTCCAACTCATGCAGGGTTATGCAAGGGATCATCGGATTTGATTGGGTGGACAAGTAAAGGGATTTTTCTTGCCATAGAAGTAAAAACTAAGAGAGGTAGCATTCGTTTGGAGCAAGCACAGTTTTTGCTTCAGGTAAATAATTTTGGCGGAATCGGTATGGTTGTTTATTCTGTAGAGGAAGCTGTTAAAAAATATAGGGAGATGACGAGTAATGAGAAACTATAATAATATTGTTAAAAATATTATCTTTAAAGAAGTTGACCGAACTCCTCAAGTAAGAAAATATGAAAAATTTATGAAGGAAATACTGAATAAAAAGCTTAACGAAGAAGGCGTTATAGGCAAAATCCAAGAGTCGATTGCTTTGGGGTTGCCTTGGTTTATTAATAGTGATGGAAAAATAGAAGTAGTTAATCCGTACATAGAAAAGGAGTCCGGTGATGAATAAACTAAAATTATATTTTTCTAATTTATTTTATAAACCATATGGGGTTAAAATAACTATTTCATTCCCTTCCGGTGAAACAAGAAAATATTACTTAACTGATTCGGCAGTAAGTGATGTAGCGCGTGGAGCGATGGTTAGGCTTGAGTTCGTGTACCCCAAGTATGGAGAATTTGCAAAAATTTCTTTAAGAGAACCAATATTAAATTAAAGGATTAATTAATGCTCTATTGTGATATATCCAACGCTGAGAAATTTTGTAAAATGTTTGGAGATAAAGTTCGCTGGTCCCGTGATTACGGTGGATGGTTTATTTATAATGGTAGAATATGGGAACGTGATACTAATAACCGGATAAAATCTTATGCAGTCGAGTTACACCGCCAGCTTCAGCTTGATTTGCAAGATTTTTTTGGCGATAATAGTCAGCAGGAACAGTTCGCACGGCATGTTAAAACTTCCGGGGCAAATGCTAAACTAGAAGCAATGCTGGACTGCACTAAAGCGTTCCTAGGTGAATCGCAAAATAATTTTGACGCACGAGATAACCTGATAAATTTAACTAATAAAACGCTGGATATAGTTCCGGGGCCGGATGGAAAAATCAGGTGTCACCCCTTCAACCCGGATGATCTTCTAACAAAAATGGCTAGCGTTGAATTCAATGGTCGGGCCGAATGTCCTTTATGGCTTAAATTCCTTGATGATATATTCTTGGGGAATCAGAATATTATCGATTTTATGCAGCGTGTTATCGGTTATTCTTTAACAGCTTCAACTAAAGAGCAATGCTTATTTATCCTTTATGGTTGTGGCCGGAACGGAAAATCTATATTTATCAATACAATCACTAAAATGTTAGGGGATTACGCTGTAAATTGTCCACAGAATGCCCTCATACGCAAAGATTTCGTTGGAGGCATACCAAATGACGTTGCTACGCTGAAAGGGGCCAGGTTCGTTACTGCTACCGAAAATAACCAGAATGTGACGCTTGATGAGTCTTTGGTAAAATCATTAACTGGGAGTGATAAGATAACCGCGCGGTTTCTTCATAAAGAGTTTTTTGAGTTCAGCCCGACTTTTAAAATCTTTATTGCTACCAATCATAAGCCTAATATCAGGGGGACTGATATAGGTATCTGGCGAAGAATTCGGATGATACCTTTTAATCTTAGGATAACAGATAAAAATGATGACCGGAATCTTGGGGATAAATTAAAAACTGAACTTCCGGGGATATTAATTTGGGCCGTCCGGGGATATAAGAGATGGCTAGAAACCGGGCTTAATACTCCGAAAGAAATATTTGATGCTACTTGTAATTATCAGGATGAGGAGGATGATCTTGGCCAGTTTATCCGGGATTATTGCGTTACTGATGAGCAAGGGAATATCCCGGTGAATTCTTTCAAACGTAAATTTAAAGAAATAAATGGGTATCATAAAAGCCAAAAAGTTATCTCAGAGTATATGCAACGAAACAATATCTTAAGCAGCCGTCCTTACGTGAACGGAATCCAAGTAAAATCATGGCAAGGAATCAAGTTCCCGAGTATTTTTGAATGAAAAATAATCTAAATAATCTAACTATAACTCAGATAACCGAAACATTCCCGGATGAGTGCCGGGCGATGATCCCGCGCGTTAATCGGTGCTTAAAATCAGCGATCAAGCCTTACTTATTGCACTGTAAATCTATCCGTAATCGGTATTATGACGACTTTACCGAGACTTTTTTATTAGCATGTATGCGTATCTTATATAATCCCGACGCAATAGAACACCTGATCCGCAGAAATAAGATAATTTTAACGTCCCTAGATGCCCCACAATGCAATAAAATCACTGATGCCATGATAGAGCAGGCTAAAAATGTGCCTATTATTGATCTATACGATTTCGAAAAGCAACATATTAGCCAGGAACGACTTAATGCTTGCTGTCCGTTTCACCCGGAAAAAGTAGGCTCATTCTTTATTTACCGGGGAAATAATACATTTTATTGTTTTAGTTGTCAATTCGGTGGCGATGCGATAGCTTTTATTAAAAAACTGCATGAGTTTAACTTCCCTGATGCGATAAAATTCCTGCTGAAACAATAAAAAAACCCCGCAATGCTTATTAGGCAAAGCGGAGTTTCTCTCCGTGGCTTTGGCAGGATTAAATCAACATATAACTTAATGCGATCATAATCGGTTTGCCCGGTGTCCTCCCGGAAACCCAGCCATCAATCGTCCTATTACTTACTTTTAGATAATGTGCCATATCTACGCGGGACCAATTCTTAAACTTTAAGATCGCCTGGATACCTTGGGCCGGGGTAACTGGCTCAGAATCAATTAATATTACTGGATTATCTTTTGACGTATCAATCTTAATATCCATATTTATCCTTTCTTTTTATTACATTATAAAATATAGCGTAAAGCTGTTTCTTACTCATACGTTTTAACTTCGTCTTTTCTGCTGGGTAGCACCTAAGCAGCCAATCCACTAATTGATATTTATGCTTGGGAATCCAAAAGCCGATCATTGTATCATTACCGCGATTACGAAAGCAAGGCATATTACAAGCACGCCGATTGCTAAAATCGCGCCGGCATGCTTTTTCTTTTCTAAATCTCTGGTATTCAACAATTTTAGATATTCCAAGTATTGCCTATATTCACATTTAGACTGCATAATTCACCCCTCCTTGTCTTATAGTTTATAAAATACATGATCTCCAACCCTCAATGACTTTTTAGCTGATTTAATCCAGTACGGCTTACAGTCAAACCTTGCATAATGGTTAAACTCTCCCGCGGTAGCCATTGCCCAGGCTGATTTTGCATCATTTATTTCTTTGCCCGTCAACCGTCTCCACTGTGTTGGCGCGCCCGTATTAGGATCCCAACAGCTAAACTGATATGCTTGCTTACAGATAACCTTAGCCGACTTACTTCTTGCCTTCATCCTGGTTTTAATAACACTAGCAACCATGATTTTCCCCTGCATTGATTGATTGCTAGCCTCATAAGCTATCGTCTCAATAGCGGTATCATCTGCCAAGGCTAGCCCACAATAGACTAGCCCAATAATTATTAATACAGTTAAAAGAAAGGCTGTAACAGTGCAGAATTTCAAGAGGCCAATGTTTCTAATGGGTTCATAGCTCATACCGTCAAACTCCTCTCTGTTAGATGGTATTCTTGATGATATTCAGGGTGTACTCTTTCAATCTTTATCAACCTATCGCATACCGTGTTCAACTTCTTTTCGCTTAATACCTCCGTTTCTATCTTCTCACGGAGTTTTTTGTATATTTTGTTCATTGGGTTAGCTCCTGTATTTCTGAAAATGGTATATTAATCATGCACCTCCTCCTGATTCCTTAGTGTTTTATTCCTTTCTTTAATAGTTAATATTTAAAATACTGATACTTTCTCCGCTCCTGGATTGTCCGTAAAGATATGAATTGCATTACTGCCTGCCATCTTGTCCGCTGTCTGTACAAGCCTAAACTTTAAGCCTGCGAGTTCTTCCGCGCTTAACTTATCAACGGGCTTAACAAACATTAAATGTACGTTATAAGCTCCGTTTGATTGCGGAGCGCATAAATAAACAACGCCATCAATCAAATTAATATATCCTATTCGTGTTGATGATTGTATTTTGATCTTGTCCGTTTCTTGCCCTTCATGCATTGGGTAAACAATAAAAGACTGCGATTTTCTCATACCGTTAAACTTTGCTTCAAGGTCTAACGTCCCCATGCAATTCTTTTTGATGTTTATGATCTTTTCCATTTCCCTTGCCTCCTCTTGCCCCTGTCAGCGGTCGGGGCTTTACCGTTTTTTTATCTAATAATACCTTTAATCTGTTTAACAACCGCGATAGTCTTAATCAAGTTCATAGTGCTAAACGCATTACGTTTTAACTTCGTTAAGCTGAAGCTATAATCACTGCCACCAACAAAAACTAAACCTATGATACAATATACTATCAATTTCTGAATCTTTCTAACTACTGCGTTGATAAAACCGTTCAATTCTTTCATCGCTCCACCTCCATTTTTCCGGGTTAACCTACGCTCTAAGCGTACCATGCCCCACAAAACCTGTCAAGGCTCGACGCTATCCCGACGGTGAACCAAAAACCCCGCTCGACGAGAGAAATATTTTAAAAAAACCTGAAAAACCCTAAAAACTCCTGTTTCGTTGAACTAAATATTTACATCCGACGACGCTTTAAGCGCAGTTAAGTAGCTCCCGACGTTAGCTGCGCTTATTGCGTTTTATAATCCTGCAGGGAACGGGTAGGAGCTGGTCGTAAATAGACTGGCCTGGTTGTTCTTAATAGCTTTTTCAGTGAGTAATAATCAAGTAATAATTGTGTTATTCTTGCTTTATTCTTATGTTCGTTCTTTATCTTGTCTATAGATACCAATACTTTATGTTAAAAAAAGAAGTAATAATGTTTATATGGTATGTTTTGTTTATATAATAAGTGGTGATGATACGAAAAAAAATACCTGGAAAACCCAAAAGATTACGCCTTTACGCCTTAAATCGTTTTGTCTCCTACAAACTAAACGAGTTACAGCGCAAAACCGCCTACCTCGTTTATTCTTGTTAACGACTCTACTCATATAAGTTAAATGATTTCAACAACTTAGCTAAATTAAGATTTAATCTTTTTGGAAGCGTTCGTTCTTGCAGTTATTACTTGACTGGATTGGTTTTATATGATAAAATAGAATAAAAAAGGGGGTGTTTTATGCAGGAAGATACAAAGCAATATTTGGATGCGATGGAGAAACGCATTATATCCGCGGTTGATCGGCGTGTTGCGGATATTATCGGTGTTGTGTCGGGGACCACACGATCGAAGGTCCGGATTAAATATACTGGTTCTGATGAGAGAATTAAAGTATTTATTAATCAGAGATTTGTTATTTGCGAAGATGGCGTTGTTGCTGTCAGGCACTTTAAAAAGTATTTTCAGGCTATGGGTGGCCGGGCAAGTCAAAAAATGATTGCTGATTATATGCGCCGACGAGGATTTGGCATAAATAGACGTTATCTCGACGGGCAACAGTTAAGAATATTTACAGGATTAAAAATAAAGGAGGATTAACATGGCAAAAAAAACAATTAGTTTTTCACCAACAGGAATAATTGGATTATACTTTGATAAAATTAAAGAAGATATAATAGAACATATCAGAAGTAACCATGAATCTTATGGATATTGTAAGATAGGATCAAGTCTTATTATGAAAAGATTAATTGAAGAGTCCTTCTTATTGAAATATGGAGAGGAAGCAAGAAAAGAAATAAGAAATGAATATTATAAAGACGTATTCGCAGAGATCAATCAACAAAACAATATGATGAGTCTTAAACATGATAAGAATAGGCAAGACTAAAGATAACAGATTTATATTTGAATGTGCCAAGTGTGGACACCTGCAATTCTACCGGGCCCCATATCTTCCACGTTGCCCCATGTGCTTATTTCGTGACAAACGCAGTGAAACTATTAATTGGAGGTGGCATAAGCGCGCTGTAGGCTATTCTAGGCTTATTCCCAATGACCTGAGAGATAAGGCTATCCGCTCGTTGTATGTTGCGAAGCAGAAGCACGGTGTCCAGTTCACAAAGACTAAGACATTCGCAGGACTCAAGATCACCGTTGCATCAATCCCCCCAAGACTCCCCATCGCTGACCTCGACGAGTTCTAGCCGATAAAAAAACAATCCTTTTTTCCAATTCCCCCACAGCTTCGACCCCCGCGCATATATTATTTCTTCCTTCCCTTTCCCTCCCCCAAGATTTCGGTAAAAACTGATAAAAGGGCTTAATACGTTGACATTGAGTAGAATAAGTAATAAAATGGGGCATAAGTTGGAAAAAAATTTTGGAGAAAAAAAAATGTAAAGGTGAAGGAAGGTGAGGAATGGAAGAATTAAATTTCGATAAAGTATGCGAGTATGTTTTGAATGGTGGGAGTTTAATAACGTATTGCGAGGGGGAAAGTGTGAGGTATAGCGATGCGATAAATTGGATATATGGGGATGAGGTTAAGCATAAGAAGTATGAGGAGATGTTGGTAGGGAGGGGGGAGTGGGTAGCGCAGCGGGTGTTGTTAGAGTTACAGAAGGTAGGGTTTACGGATGTGAGGAAGTTATGTAATGATGATGGGAGTTTGAAGAAAGTAAGCGAGTTAGATGATACGACGGCAGCGGCGATAGGGGGGATAGAGATAGAGGAATCGAAGGAAGATAAGGATGGGAATGAGGTGAGTGGCCGTGTCCGAAAGATAAAGATGGTTGATAAGTTAAAGGGGCTAGAGATGTTAGGGAAGAATCTGAAGATGTTTACGGATAAGATAGATGTGAGTGGGAGGGTAACGCTTGAAGATTTAGTTGTTGGGAGCATGGCACCTGAGAAGGCAGAGAAGGCAGTAGATAAGAAAGAGTCTGAGGTGGTAGAAACTGATGATGATATATAAGGAAAATGAATGAGTGTAGCGACGGATAAGATTCGGCGATGGCGAGAGAGTCCGATCCTGTTTGTGAGGGAGTGCCTTGGGGCGGAGCCGGACCGGTGGCAGGCCGGGGTTTTAGAAGCGTTTCCTACGAAGAACCGGTTAGCGATGAAAGCGTGTAAAGGTCCGGGGAAGACGACGGTCGAGTCATGGTGTGCGTTAAATTTTCTAGCGACGCGTCCGCACCCGAAGATAGCTGCGACGTCGATAACGTCGGATAACTTAAGTGATTGTTTATGGCCGGAGCTGGCGAAATGGATAAACCGGAGCCAGTTTTTGAAGCAGATGTTCCAGTGGACGAAGACGAGGATAGTGTGCCGGGAATCGCCGGAAACGTGGTTTATGAGTGCGAGAACGTGGTCGAAGACGGCGGATACGACGCAGCAGGCGGATACGTTGGCGGGGTTACATTCGGATTATATGCTGTTTATATTAGATGAAGTTGGCGGGTTCCCTGATGCGGTAATGGCGGCGGCTGAAGCGGGGTTAGCTACGGGTATTGAAACGAAGATATTGATGGGAGGAAACCCGACGCATACGGAAGGGCCGTTATATCGAGCGTGTACGAGTGAAGCACACTTATGGCATGTTACGGAGATAACGGGTGATCCTGATGATCCGAACCGGTCGCCGAGGATAGATATTAAATGGGCGAAAGATCAGATTGAGAAGTATGGACGGGATAATCCGTGGGTGTTAGTTAATGTATTTGGGAAGTTCCCGCCGTCGTCGATAAATACATTACTTGGCCCGGAAGAAGTCAGAGAAGCGATGAGACGGAAGTACCGCGTTGATGTTTACGATTGGTCACAGAAAAGGTTAGGGATAGACGTTGCGCGGTTCGGAAATGATAGAACGTGTATGTTCCCACGCCAAGGGTTACAGTCGTTTACTCCGGTAACGATGCGACATCGGAGGGATTCGCCGGTATCGGTTGATATCGCAAACCGGGCGATAATGGGGAAGGTACGGTGGGGAAGTGAATTAGAGATATTTGATGACACTGTTGGATGGGCGCATGGAGCGATAGACGTTATGCGCGCGGCTGGACACGCGCCACTGGCGGTAGCGTTTCACTTGCCGGCGGTAGACGCAAGGTATAAAAATAACCGTGCGTATATGTGGTTTATGATGGCGGAATGGATTAAAAAAGGCGGATCGTTGCCGAATATCCCGGAGTTAGTTACTGAGTTGACGACTCCGACGTATATGTTTAATAACGGGAAATTCCAGTTAGAGGATAAACGGCAGATAAAAGATCGGATGGGATGGTCTCCTGATTTAGCGGACAGCTTATGTTTTGTAAAAAATACATTAATTTTAACAGTAGACGGAAAAAAGGAAATAAAAAATATATCTGTTGATGATATTGTTATTACTCCTTTTGGGAATAGAAAAGTATTAAAACTCTGGAAGTCAGAAGCTAAAAGAATTACAACTGTTAAATTTTCTAATGGAAGCGAACTCAAAGGAAAACCCGAACATAAGATTTTTACCTGGAATGAGGGATGGAAGAGTCTTGACTCTTTAGTGTTAACTGATACAATAGAATCAGATAATAAACTAAGGAGGTTTTTATGGGCAATCCACAATGGATTATTTATGCGGGACAAAAGTATTGGCTTCAAACAAATGGTAAATATTACCAGTCGGGGAGGAAAAAAGACAAGGAGAGACTTTTACACAGAAGGATTTATTCAGAAAAGTTTGGAAGCATACCAAAGGGTTATGCAGTACATCATAAAGACAGTGATTGGACTAACAATGCCATTGAAAATCTTGAATGTATTAAAATTGGAAAGCATCAATCTCTCCATTCAAAGAAATTATGGTACGACGGAAAGTACAGAATTAAACAAATTAGGAATTTGGACAAAGCAAGAGAAAAAGCAAGCGAGTGGCATGGTAGTGAAGAAGGAAGAATATGGCATAGTGAACATGGAAAAAAGATTTGGAAAAGTCGAGAAAGAGAAAAAGGTAATAAATGTGAACATTGCGGAAAACAAATCACAACTTTTTTCAAAGATAGAACAAGGTTTTGCTCAAGAAAATGTCAACGAAATTTTTCATATAGAAAATATAAAACAAAAGAGTGTCAATGTATTGTGTGCGGCAAGAAATTTCTTATCAATAAATATAGGATTCAGAGATATTGTTCCAGAAAGTGTTCAAACGGAGATCGTTTCGGAAGAAACGTATAACTTAACAGTAGAGAAAGATAATGTTTATTATGCTAATGGAATTCTTGTAGCTAATTGTTTGACATTTGCGGTTCCCGATATTCCGAAAGAAGAGATATTATTAATGCGGTTAAAAGAAATTTCAGGTGGCCAGAATAAAACGAAACACGAGTTTGATCCGTATGATAACACTAGGGGATAATGAAAGAAATATTAAATTAGTATTGTATAATTTATGAAACTGGATAATAATAAAATAAGTACAGAAGAATGGGAACGGGTGTTACTCGTTGTCGAGATAGCAGAATATGTTTATACCGGATTTGAGCTGATACGAAAATATGGAACGATTGGGAAAGTTATCCAGTTCATTGATAAGAATTTGCATCGTGTTGTATATATGAGGGAAGGGAATACGCTTGTTGGGGTTGCGATTTATATGATGGTCACGGATTTGACGTTAGAAAATATTGTTAAGAAAAAGATTGACTTAACGAATCCGGGTATGTTTGAAAAAGTTAGTGATGAGAATGGCGAGAATATGCACGTTTTTGCTATCAGGGCTGATCGGATGGGTTTGATATTAAAAGGAATAAAAGATGTTTTTAAAGTTAAGAACCCGAAAACGATTTCATGGATTAAGCCGAATATGAAAAGTGTTGTTGTTATAAGAGGGGATAAATAATGCCACAAATAATTCCAGCTATAGGTGCAGCGTTAGGATCGGTGGGTACATCGGTGGGAGTTGGCGCAACAGTCGCTGGAACAACGACGTTAGCTGCAACGACGGCTTCGGTTGTTGCGGGTGCTGCAATTACAGCGGCAACGGTAGCCGGGGCAGGAGCTCTAATGTCTAATTCACAGCGAAGGGCTGCTTCAGCGCAAAGAGGAGCGGCCGAGCAGGTTGGTATCGCTCGCGCAGAGACTGGGAAACAGATTGCTGCGCTTGAAGAACAGCAGAGAATTGATGAAGGGGTTGCGTTGTCGGAAGCGGAAGCATCGAAGACGAAAGCATCGGTTAGTGCTGCAGCGAAAGAACGGCAGCGAAAAAAAGCGTTAGCGTCCCGTGGGCGAAGTAGCACAATTTTAACATCTCCACTAGGGGTTGCTGGCCAGGGAGAAACTAGCGATAAAAAAACTTTAATAGGATCATAATCTATGGGTAAAAGAGAAGGAAAAATAAAAGAAAACAATATCCTGCGTACTGAATTAGATAATGAGAGGTCATCTTTTATACCACATTGGCGCGATTTAGGGGACCTTTTTCTTCCTCGGCGGATCAGGCTTACCTTATCAGATATGAATAAAGGTGGAGGCCGTAATCAAAAGATAATTGATTCAACGGGGACATTAGCGGCTAGAACTTTACGATCAGGAATGATGGCCGGGATTACTTCTCCCGCTCGACCGTGGTTTAGGCTTACTTCTCCGGAGGACGATTCGATTGAGCCTGGGGCAGTTAAATCTTGGCTTGATGTTGTTACAAAAAAACTACTCACAATATTTTTAAAATCAAATCTTTATAATATTCTTCCAATTACATATGGCGATCTTGGTGTTTTTGGAATAGGGTGCGTGTTTATGGAAGAAGATTTTGAAGAGGTTGTTAGATTTTATTCAGTTCCGTTAGGCAGTTATTGGATCGCGAATGACAGTAAACTTCGTGTCCGAGTTTTTATTAGAGAATTATCTATGACAGTCAGACAAGTTGTTGAGAAATTCGGAAAAGTAGGAGATGATGGAAACCCGGATTGGTCGAATATTAGCGGTCATGTAAGAAATTTATGGGAAGGTGAGCAACGAGAAACTTGGATTTATGTTTGTCATGTAATAAAACCTAACGATAATTATGATTCAGATAAGTTGGAATCGAAATTTAAAAAGTATTCCAGCATTTATTGGGAGAAGGGATCATCGGGAGCAGCGAATAGTTCTTATTACTCTGAATTAGATTTAGATAAAGTTTTGAATGAGAAAGGATATAATCATTTTCCTGTTCTTGCGCCAAGATGGGAAACGACCGGAGAAGATTCATATGCGACATCTTGTCCGGGGATGATTGCGTTGGGTGATGTTAAGGCCCTTCAGACAATGCAGAAACGTAAAGCCCAGGCGATTGAGAAGATGGTAAACCCTCCGACTTCGGGACCGTCATCATTAAGGAATGGGAAACCGTCAATTTTACCGGGAGATATTACTTATTTAGACGCTAGAGAAGGGCAGCAAGGGTTCAAGCCTGTCCATGAAGTTGACCCTAGGATAGGAGAAATTCTTATTGATATTCAAGATCATCAGTCAAGAATTCAAAAAGCATTTTTTGAAAATTTGTTTTTGATGTTAGCTCAATCTGATCGCAGAGAAATAACGGCTAGGGAAGTTGACGAGAGACATGAAGAGAAACTTCTAGGTTTAGGTCCCGTGCTTGAAAATGTAAATCAAGGATTACTTGATCCTCTAGTTGAGAATACATTTAATTTTGCTTTTGAACAGGGAATGTTTCCTCCTCCTCCTGAAGAATTACAGGGAATTAATTTAAAAGTTGAATATATAAGTATTATGGCCCAGGCTCAAAAGTTGGCCGGTATAGCTAGTCTCGAAAGATTTATAACATTTGCGGTTAATTTAGCTAAAGAGACAGACAATCCTACTCTTCTTGATAAAATTAATTTAGATCAAATAATTGATATTTATGGGGATCGGATGGGTATTGACTCTGGAGTTATTATTACAGATGAAGACGTAAGGTTTATTAGAGAGAATCGAGCAGCGAAACAGCAAGCGGCTGAAGCTTTAGAACTTATTAATCAAGGCGCGGATACTGCTCAAAAATTATCGAATGCTGATTTAGAAAAAGATAGTGTTATGAAAAGGTTAGTTGAGGCGAATAAATAATGGCAGAATTTGATAAACGAAGAAATGCTTTAGTAAAAAACACGTCTTCAGAGAAACAAGTGAATCGTGCTGCTGATAAAGAAGAATCACGAAGACAAAGAGAATTAAATGATATAGCTACTATAATGGCCACTGTCGAAGGAAGAAGATTTATTTATCGGTGCATTAACGAACTTTGTCATTATGATATGGATGATTTCAATAATTCAGGATCAATAACTTTTCATAGTCTTGGAGAAAGGAATATTGGAAGAATTATAAAAAGTGATTGTTTAGAAGCATCGATAGAAAGGTATCAAGAAGCTGAACAAGAAAACTGGAAATTTTTACAAAACGAAGGAGTTTAATATGCCAGGTGAAGAAAAAAAAGATTCGCAGGCTTCAACCGAAGAATCTGAAGAAAAAAAAGTAGAAGAAAAAGTAGAAGAAAAAGAAGAGTCTACTGAGGAAAAGATTTATCCCGACGGACAAGAAGAAAAAAAAGTAGAAGAAAAAGAAGATAAGAAAGAAGAAAAAGAAGAGAAGGAAGAAAAACCCGAAGAGAAAAAAGAAGAAAAGAAAGAAGATAAAAAAGAAGAACTTCCGTCGATAACTGAATTGCAGGATGCAGCGATAACTGCTGTTGAAAAATGGCAGGCTGATCCTACCCCGGAGAATAAAAAGCTTGCTGATAAAGCTGTCTATGATGCTAGGGAGGCAGTTGAAAGCACAAAAAAAGCTGAAATAAAATATGATGTAAAGTTACCAGAAAATTCTTTATTATCTGAAGAGAGTGTCGAAGAGATTGTTTCCTATGCACGGGAACGAGGATTTTCGAATGAAATTGCTCAAGCTTTAGTAGAAAAGAAAAGTGAGGGAGCTTTACAAAATAATGCAGAGGTATTAAAGAGGGCTGATGAACTTATCAATGTAACTTGGCCACTTGAAGCGTCTAAGGATAAGGAAATTGGAGGAGATGATTTTGGGAAAAATGCTGAAATGGCTAAGAGGGTTTTGAAAAAATATGCCCCTCTAGAATTTATAAAAGTTTTGGATCAACCATCTGAAAAGAATCCGGATGGCCAGGGATTTGGTAATCATCCAGGACTTTTAAAGACTTTTGTAAGGATTGGGAAAGCCATGTCGGACGATCAACTCATTGTAAGCAAAGGTCATGGTGGAGAGAAAAGGGAAATTGCCGATGTTTTTTATGGTGATTCAAAACCGGATAGTGAGAAAACTTAACAGAAGTAAAAACTTAAAAATATAAAAGGAGTAATACTATGTCTACATTGGGAACTAATGTATTAACGCTTGCAGATTGGGCTAAGAGATTAGACCCTAATGGTAAAATTCCAACGATTGTTGAACTTTTATCACAAACGAATGAAATCCTTACAGATATGCTTTATAGGGAAGGGAATCTTCCTACTGGCCATCGGGTAACTGTAAGAACAGGATTACCGACAGTTGCATGGCGTTTACTCAACCAGGGTGTGCAACCTTCGAAAAGTACGACTGCTCAAGTTGATGAATCGGTTGGAATGTTGGAAGCATGGTCGGAAGTTGATAAAGACCTTGCAGAGTTGAATGGCAATACGTCGTCTTTTCGATTAAGTGAAGCTATGGCTTTCATTGAAGCTATGAATCAGGAGATGGCTGCAACATTATTTTATGGTAATTCAGGATTATCTCCGGAAGAATTTACCGGGTTAGCTGTTCGTTATTCTTCTCTTTCGGCGAATAATGCACAGAATATAGTTAATGGAGGTGGATCGGGTTCAGACAATTCATCAATTTGGCTTGTTGGGTGGGGTGAGCAGTCAGTTTATGGGATTTTCCCAAAAGGTTCAAAGGCTGGCCTTTCTCATGATGACCATGGACTTGTTACTGTTGAAACCACAGCTGGTATTGCCGGTACACGTATGCGCGCATACCAAGACCAATGGCAATGGAAATGTGGAATTGCTTTAAAAGACTGGAGATATGTTGTTCGGATTCCAAATATTGACGTAAGCAATCTTGTCGCGGAATCTTCAGCAGCACAGCTTACTAAGTTAATGATTAAAGCTATGCACAGAATTCCAAATCTTAAAGTTGGTCAAAATGTATTTTATATGAATAGAAGTTTATTCCAATATCTTGATATTCAAAGACGAGATGATGCGATTTCTGGTGGAGGTATTACCTATCATAATATCGATGGAAGTTTAGTTCCGTATTTCAGAAATATTCCAATTCGTCTTTGTGATTCATTGTTGGAAACTGAAGAAGCTGTAACATAATTATTGTTTAATAATAAAAGAATAAAAAAGGAGTGATATTATGTATGTAGATGCTCAATTATTGTTTTCAGATGCACAGGCAATCACAGCAGATGCTCGATCAACGAATATTATTGATTTAGGTGCTGTTCGTGATATAGGAACAGGTAAAAGTTTATATGTTGTTACGATTGTTGATGTTGTCATGACCGATGGCGGTTCTGATTCAACATTAGAGGTTATCTTGCATGGTGATAGCACGACAACAATCACCCCGGATGCTACTCAAACTTTGTTTACTATTCCCGCAATAACTGCGGCGGGTACTAAGTTTTTTGCTAAACTTGATCCGGGATCAGCACCATTGCAGTTACAGTATATTGCTTTGAGATATACACCGTCTAGTGGTAATCTTACAACTGGTTCATTCACTTCATTTATTACTACGAATATTGATAAATATCTCGCTTATGCGGATAATATTACAATTTCGTAGGAATATTTGTACTATTTAATCTGCGGGGGGAGGGTAAAACTTCCCCTCGCTAACAAAGAAAGGAATTGTAATGATAAAAGTGAAAGCCTTGCAGATTGGTTATTTCAATCATACAAGAATTAAGGAAGGGCAAATTTTTGAAATTAAGAATATGCAACAATTTTCAAAAACATGGATGGATAAAGTTGACAAAGATTCTAAAAGTGAAATAAAAGAACCTAATAATCTAAGGAAACCAACAGCAATATCTGATGGCGCAAGTAAGGCATTGCATGAAGGAAAAGCTGTTAATCCGAAGAATTTAGGTAAAGCTACAAATTTGTCGGAAAAAAGTAATGTTCCTGAACAGGCAACAACTGGCGATGAGGATGTGATCTAAAATGTCTTCGAAAACTGAAATGTGTAATTTGGCATTATCTCACGATGGAGTCAGCAAAGAGATAGCAAATGTTGAAACTGAAAATTCAGCAAATGCGGCTGCATGTCGAAGATTTTTTGAGCCAGCAAGAGATGAGACATTCCGAGATTTTAATTGGCCATTTGCTAAGAAGTTTGTTACGTTAGGATTAGTTGAATCTGATCCGAATACAGATTGGGCCTATTCGTATAGGTATCCGTCAGATTGTATGAGGATTAGAAAAATATTGAGTGGAATACGGAATGATTCAAGACAGTCTAGGGTCGTGTATGAAAGAGCAAGCGATGATAGTGGGGGATTAATTTTTACTGATGAAGCCAATGCTGTATTAAAATATACTAAGAAAGTCACTGATGTTGGATTGTTTACGCCAGATTATATTATGATGTTTTCATTGTTATTAGCATCATATATTGCTCCAAGAGTAACGGCGGGCGATCCTTTTAAATTAGGAGAACGGGCATTTAAACTTTACGCTTTCTCTAAAACTAAAGCAGAAGCTACGGCATTTAACGAAGAACAGGATGATGAGCTTGTTGAATCTGAATTCATAAGAGTGAGGGGTTAACATGTTTTCTGAGACTTTATACGGTAATGATAAAAAATGACAACTGTAGCCCAGCGGAGCTTTTCAGGTGGTGAAGTAACTCCCAGCCTATATGCTAGGACAGATATTGCTAAATATAGTACGTCATTAAGAACATGTCGAAACATGATGGTAATGCGTCATGGTGGTAGTGCTAATCGACCTGGAACAAAATTTGTAATAGAAACAAAAGACTCTTCAAAAACTTCCCGCCTTATTCCTTTCATTTTTAATGCTACACAGACCTATGTTCTTGAATTTGGCGATGCGTATATGCGCGTTCATCGTAATGGAGCGAATGTAACGGTTAGCGGTGTTTCTGCATGGGCAGATGCTACAGGCTATGTTGCTGGCGATTTAGTTTCTTATTCTGGAGTAAACTATTATTGTATTTTAGCGCATACTTCTAATCAAGCTAATGATCGACCATCTGACGGGACAAACTATCTTGATTATTGGTATGCCCTAACAGGTACGATTTTTGAGATTCCAACTCCGTATGCTGAAGCAGACATTTCGACTTTACAATACAAGCAATCCGCAGATGTTATTACACTCGATCATCCGTCTTATGATCCAAGAGAACTGGCTAGAACTGCTGATACAGGATGGACACTAAGCGTGGCTTCTTTTGTTCCCGGAGTGACCACACCAACGACTGTGGCTGTGTCCGGAACTGGCGGAGCGAATACTTATGTTTATCATGTTACGGCTGTTGATCCAGAAACATATGAAGAAAGCCTGGCTGGTACAAAGAGCCAAGCAGCCTTAACCGATCCTTCCTCAAATGATCACACAATAACATGGGATGCTGTATCAGGAGTAAATGAATATAATGTTTACTTGGAATCTAATGGTGTTGCCGGATTTTTAGGAGTGGCCGGGACAAATAGTTATGTAAACAGTGCGGATACTGGAGATAACACAGATACTCCCCCGATAGCTAGAAATCCGTTTAGTGGGGCAGACAATCGACCGGCAACAGGGTCATACTTTCAGCAGAGAAATATTCACGCGGGACCGAATAATTCGCCTGAAACAGTTGAAATGAGTAGATCATCAAATTTTAATAATTTCACAAGAAGTACTCCAGGACAAGATGACGATGCAATAACATTCTCTATCGCTATGGGTGGACAAGTGAATAGGGTTAAGCATCTAATTATTCTTGGAAAATTAATTATTCTTACTTCTGGTGGAGAAATTGTTGCGAAAGGTGATAGCGATGGTGTTATTTTACCAGGAGAAATCAATTTAGAACAAATCTCTTATTATGGATCAGGAGATGTTGCCCCACTTCTTATCGGTTCAACAGCTTTATTTCTTCAAGCAAGGTCAACCCTTGTTAGAGATTTGGTCAATGATGCGATAGAGGGACTTTCGAGTGATGACCTTACAATATTTTCAGCGCATTTGTTTGATGGATACACTATTACTGATTGGGCATATCAACAAATTCCTCATTCTGTTGTATGGGCGGTTAGAAGTGATGGAAAACTTTTAGGGTTTACTTATGTCAGGAAACAGCAAGTATTCGCTTGGCATCGGCATGACACAGGGGCTTCCGGAGAATTTGAGAGCGTGGTCACCGTTCCAGAAGGAACAGAAGATGCTGTCTATTTTATTGTTAAAAGAACGATTGATGGTAGCACAGTAAGATATGTTGAAAGAATGGAATCAAGATTTATTAATGATATAGAAGATTTAATCCTTATGGATAGTGCGTTGTCTTATGACGGAACACATACGGGAGCAACTACGATGACTTTATCCGGTGGAACAGATTGGCTTTATTCGGAAACATTAACTCTTACGGCAAGTGCAGCTTTCTTTTCAGTTGGTGATGTCGGCAATGAAATTCATTTAACAGGATCAGATGGAACGCTGATAAGATGCGAGATTACTGCTTATACAAGCACAACGATTGTTTCTGTTAAACCACATAAAACTGTTCCAGCAACAATGCAGGCAATCGCGGCTACTTCTTGGGGGAAAGCAGTTGATACCTTCGCGGGTTTAGGTCATCTTGAAGGAGAAAATGTTTCTGTATTTGCTGATGGTTTTGTTGTCGCAAGTCCGAATAATTCTGCGTACACAACGGTTACTGTTAGCAGTAGTAAGGTTACTTTAGCTAAGCCAAGAGTTATTGTGCATATTGGGATTCCTATAACATCTGATATTGAGACACTTGATATTGATACAGTGCAAGGGGAAACTCTTGTTGATAAAAAGAAATTAATTACAAATATAAATATGCACGTTGAGAATACGAGAGGCGTTTTTGCTGGGAGTGAGCCTCCGACGGATGATACGGTTGATCCATTAGGAGGGCTTTATGAATTTAAGGCAAGAGTTTCTGAAGATGTTGATAGCCCAATAGATTTAAAAACTGATGTTATCGAGATACCGATTCAGGCAGATTGGAGTCAAGGCGGTCGGGTATTTGTTAGGCAGGTTGATCCTGTTCCAATGACAATTTTATCAATTGTTCCTTCAGGGTTCATACCATTTGGGAGTTAAATTATGCAAGTATTGTTGATAGCGGCAACAGGTCTTCAGGTAGCGAATACCCTATCGGGAAGTTTTAATCAATCATCTGCAATTGAGAGTAAAGGAGAATTTCAGTCAAGTCAGTTTTTAACACAGGCAAGACTTAGTGATTTAGCGGCTAGGAGTGCAGAGACCAGAGGAAAAGAAGAGTCTGAAGAATCCAAAGCAAAGACAAAAACTCTTATAGGTCGGCAACGGGCAGCGATGGCTGCTCAAGGGATAGATATTGGTTCAGGATCAGCTTTGGAGATTCAGCTTGAAACGGCCGGGTTAGGCGCAGTTGACGCTTTGACAATTAAGAATAATGCTTTCAAGGAAGCTACGGGTTATCGAATTGAAGCTATTGATTATAGGCAGCAAGCAGGACTAACAAGTTCGTCTGCATCAAATCAGGCGAGGAATACGATTCTTACAGGTGGATTAACAGCGGCATCGCAAGTCGCCCAGGGAGCGTCTGCTTTTAATAAAATAACAACATGAGGGAATTATGGTTAAAGTACCGAGGATAACAGAGACTAGAGTTAAGTCAGCATCAATGCCTGGAGTCAGGTTATCGACTGGTGCATCATTAGAATCATTTGGCGGAGGATCGTCTGCTCAAGGAGTAACATCAGCTACTAAAGGTCTTGCGTCAACTGTACAAAATTTTGCTATTCAGGAGATACAGCGAGCGAATGAGATAAAGATTCAGAAGGAGAAAAGCAATCTTACTGGATGGTATGATGATTATCTGAATAATTCTAAAACGGGAGTATTGAATCGTTTTGGCGAAGAAGCTTTTACAATAGAATATGAAAAAGATTTTAATAATGCGGTTAAAGGAATGGAGGGCAATCTTGCTAATGACTTTCAGCGACAAGCTTTTTCTGAGATAGCGCAAGATTATCACAATAGGTTACAAAGCAGAGTTAATGTTCATGTCTCGAATGAAAAAAACAGGTATGAAACTGAGGTTTTTGAGTCAGGATTAGCGAATGAGTCTAGCATAGCGATTAATGGATTTGATGCTCCGCTGGAAAGAGATGAGTCGCTTGTGAATTTAAAAGATAATATAAAAAATTATGCGAAGAATACAGGAAAATCTTCTGAGTGGATTCAGGCTAAAACTCTTGATTCTCTAAGTAAAACACATATCGGAGTTATTAACAATTTAATATCATTTGATTCTGATGAGGCTAGAAAATATTTTAACGATAACAAATCTGAGATAAATCAAGATGATCTGAATGAATCTGATATTGATAAAGCGGTCAAAGCAACTCATAAAATTAGGATTGCTGAGATAACTGATGGGTTTGAAGATAAACTCTTAGATAAAGAGTTGACTCCGCAAGAAGTTCTCCTGATGAACAAACCTGTTAGTCAGGGTGGAATCGGCAGCAAAGAAGCAGCTAAGTATTTGAAGAAAATAAAAGGAACTCAGAAGTCCGAATTAACGGAGATAATGAGTATTAAAACGGTTCAAGAGAAAGAAGACAAAAAATATTTAGACCTTGTTGATAAACTTGTGGATGACAATATAGACAATTTTACTATGAAACAAGTTCTAGTGGATGCGTATATTGATGGGAATTTAACGACGGAAGAAAAAAATAAATTAAGAAAAATTAGTACAATCTTGAAAGATGTTGAGCTTAACAAACTTAAACCTTCCAAGGTTCCTTTTACGGGTAATCCGTGGAACCCTTTCCGCGCATGGTTCAGAAACTCTACTGAAGAAATTAAAACTTATCTTGACAAAGCCAACTTCGGAGAGAAAGCTGTTTCTGATGCGTTAAGAAAAATTATTGATTACGATATTAATATGGATAAAGACGATAAGCAAATGATTGAAGCTACAGATGCGATAATTAAAAATGAGAGAGACAAAAATTATCCAGAATATAGTGGTATGGAAGAAGGTAAGCTATACGATACTCCCTATGGAATGAGAAAAGTAAATGGTTATAAGAATGGTGTCCCTACATTTGAACTATTACCAGGTGATCCAGGATATAGCGAAATAGTAGAAACTAAGAGTCCTAATGAATAATTCAATGACAATAGATGAGATGTTAGCGAGTAAGCTTGATGGCAAAGAGTCAGCAGGTACGTCTATGACTATCGAGGAAATGAAGTCTTTCGGTACTGTTAAAAAAGTGCGAACATCTATGATTGACTACCTTGACGCGGCTGGGAAAGGTATTTCAAAAGCTATTGGCAGTGCTCCTGGATTAGCTGGCGACTTAATAAAACTTGGAGCAGATTCTGTTTCGGGAAAAGGTATTGATGAAGAAGATTTTTCTAGTCCAAAATTTTGGATAGATAGGTTAACTCCTTTTGGCATTATTCAAGCTGGTAATAGGGTGTCTCAAAGAAGAATATTTGAAGATACTGATATCGATGAAAGAATATCTGATTTTGGATCAAGGTTATCTGAAACTAATAAACAATTTATAGCGTCAGGTTTTCCGGAACAGAAAACAACAGCATTGAAATTTGTTGAGGATTTAGGGGCTGGTTCTATTTCATTAGCTGCTTCAATAACGATGGGAATGGTTGGTGGCGCGGTTCTTCCAGGTGTTGTTTTTGGTGCATCCGCAAAAGCAACCGGATACAAAGAGGCACTTGATGCAGATAAAACATATGGCGAAGCAAGGGTAATAAGTGATCTCTTGGGAGTATTTGAAGGAGGGTTAGAATTTTGGGGTATTCATTCTATCATTAGTTCAGGTGGTGGAATAATTAAACGTGGGATTAAAGGCAGTGTTTCTGAGTTTATTCAAGAATTTTCTCAAACTGGAGCTGAAGGGCTTATAAAAAAGTTTTCTGGTATAGAAAAAAATAAATTTTCAGATATTCTCTATCAATCCTTATATGCAGGTTCTCTCGGTGCTGTTTTGGGCGGATCAGCCTCTGTTAGTGTGGCGTCTATACAAAAACAAAAAATTAAGAACGCACTTCTTCGTGCTGGATTAGATGAAAAAAAAGCTACGACTAAGACTAATGAGTTAATGAATAAAGCAGGTGAGAATGTTTTAGGAGAAACGAATAAAGTTATAGATGGATTATCTAAAAATATAATAGATTTAGGCGGTAAAACTTTTGAAGAAGAACAACAGCGTAGTGCTCTTCTCGTTAAAGCCATGGCAAAAGAAGAATTGACTGGCGATGAAAAAAATATTTTAAAAGATATACATGCTTCTTTTGTTGAGCAGGGATTGATTGAAGATCCGGAAGTCCCAGATAACGTTGAAGATAACGTTGAAGTTGAGACGATGGCGAAAGAAGTTAGGGAAGTTGTTGAGAAGGAAGCAATCGCTTCTCGAAAAACAAAACTTGGAACATATATTGATAGAAAATTGCAGGAGGAGATTAATAAAGAACAGCGACGTTTAGATGAACTTGATATTGCTGAATTCGAGAAGAAAGAATTAAGTAATTTAATGGACATTATGAGAGGTCGGATTAATAAGAACAAAAATCCTGATATTACGGAAGAGGTCCAACCGATTCCATTTGTTTTTGCGTCAACAGATAAGAATTCTTTGTCTGCTGATGAAGCATTAGATGAACTTGTGGCAATGCGTATTTTACCCGAAGGATCGACAACCAATGATTTAGTTGACTTCTTGGTTGAATTAAGAGAATCTAATAAGAAGTCGGAAGCAAAAGTTGCTGATTTAAAACCTAAAATAATCGCTAAACGTGAGACTACGATTCTTAAAGATAAGATAAGAAATATAAGACGAGGATTTAAAAAGGGTGTAGTAGCTACAAAAGAAGTTTTAAGAGAAAGAATTAAAGTAATTAACGATATATTGAAATCTTTGACTCTTCACGATAGAGGTAAGTTTGTTAGAACAATCGGTCAGGTTACAGAGGGCGATGTATCGAATGATGAGAAGTTTTCCAGATTGCTTGATGCGATTGAGAAACGGGTTAATAAGTTAGTTGAAATATCAGCTACTAAAAAGAAACGAGAAAAGTTAACTGATATTATCCTAAAGCAACCAAAAATGCCGGAAAATGTAACTGATATTAAATATCAGAAAAGGATTGATGAAATGCTGGATCAACTTGGAAAAACAAAAGGGGAAAGGAAGCAATCTATCCGTAATATGTCAACCGAGAATCTTCAGCGAATTGCTGGAATTATAGCGAATCTTAAAGATGAAGGACGTAAATTATTTAAAGATAAAGAAGAGCAACAGGATATTGCGAGAGCCATTCTTGACGCAGTATTAATAAAAAATGCGGGCGGAACAGAAGCGGGTCAATTTGCCAAGAACACTGTTGAGGAGAAAAAATCAAGAAAAGTTAATAAAGCAGAAGGTAAGCTGATGAAGGCAAGGAATCCTTTGCATATGTTAAATAAAATATTTGGGAAATTGGGAGAAAAAATATTTTACGATAGTATTCATATTGCAGATACTACGGAAGGAATTTTCTATACCAATAGAACTAATAGAATAAATGAACGAATGAAGAAAAATAAAATTACATTTTTTGGATTAGGTGAAAAAATAAAGGTTGGGAATCAGACTTTTCAAGTTGACGATATTCTTGGAATGTATATGGCAACGAAAGATGGACATGCTTTAGATACGCTAATTACTTTGAACAAGATATCAGAAGAAACAGTAAATGAGTTTATAGAGAAACTTAGAGAAGAAAAGCCAGAGTATATAAAGTTTGCTGATGAAGTACAGGAAATTGTTGGCGAGAGACATCCAGCGTTAATGCAAACCACGGAGAGTATTCTTAACCGGAAGTTTGATAGAGTTAAAGTTTATTTCCCGATTAGAATAACTAATTTCCTGGAAGAAGGGAAGCAGAAATCTTTTTCAGAATCAAAAGAGATTATAACAGAAATGTTACCCGATATTATTATGCGTACAGAGAAAGAATTTAGCTATACGTCTGTTGACAAGAGAGTAACGATTACAAGAGAAGAAGTCGTCGGAAACTCTGATGCAAGAATGAGTACAAGTTTTATAAAAGATGCAATTAATGGAATCGCCGAGCAGGAACATTTTATTGCTTTTGCTGCATTGCAGAAAGCATTTAATCAAGTGTTAAATAATCCCGGGATTCGAGATGCGGTAACATATAATCATTCCGAGAACGCTTGGGAAGATTTCAACCATTACCTTAAATCAGTAATTCGCCCGCAGACAATGGGTAGAAGCGAGCATGATGCTATTTTGAAACATGTGAGAGAAGGTATCCGAGCGGCTTATCTTTGGTATAATGTTGGAACAAGTGGAAAACAATTTCTTTCGTATTTTCTTGTTGCGAAGAATACTTCTCTTCAGGAATTGACAACAAGTTTATATCGACTTAATCCGATGAATCCGAATTCTAAGAAGGTAATAGAAGAAATTTACGCTAAAGAACCTTCTTTGAAAAATAGGGCTGCGACCAGAGACATTAGGGATATTCAACGTAAGATAAGAGATTTACCTGATAGTGATTTTAAAAGAAAAGTTGGAATAGCTCTTGCTTCGATTGATAAATCAGGTGCCCAGATGATTACTAATGTAGATAGCTATACTGTTCTTGCAGCGTATGATGCTGTTTATAGGAATCAAAGAAAAACAAAGTCAGAGTCGGAGGCAAAAGATATTGCTTTAAAAACTGTGTTGAAAACTCAACCGCAAGGAGCGATTAAAGATTTATCGAGAATGTATCGAACAAATGACGAGTTTTGGCGATCAATATTAATGTTTACGAATTTTATGAACAAAATTTGGAATATAACTAGCGAAGAAATTCCTCAACAATTAAAAGCCGGTGAGTTTAAGAGATCATCTAAAGATATTGCTGCGATAGTTGTTTCTTCTGTTGGAGCTTTTATATTGTCACATGGAAGATTGCCTGATGATTTAGAAGAAATGTTTGATGCAGTCTTTGGAAATTTCATATCATCTATACCGATTATCGGAAACTTGTTTATGTCAGGAGTTAGAGGATATGATCCTTCTATTAGTCCGGCGGCATCTTTGTTATCACATGGGAACTATATGATAAAAAATATTCTAGCAGGTAAATTGGATAAAGCAACTCCTGATATTCTATTCTTACTGGCAGTTTTTCTTAAAGTACCATACTCTCAGCTAAAAAGAGGAATGGAAGGAATTATTGATCTCTCGACCGGAGATACAACTGATCTAAGAAGGCTTATTTTGTCTGAAAAGGCAATAGAAGGTAAATGAAAAATAAAATAAAAATAGGTAATTTTGATTATTGGTTTGATATAATAATTTTGGAGGAAATAATATGACACTTTCATCAGCGACTAACAGTAATGATTATACCGGGGCCGGGACATTAAGCATCTATGATTATGATTTTATGATATTTGCTGATACAGATTTAGTGGTTACTGTTGCAGATACGGATAATGTTGAAACTATCCTTACGATTACCACCGATTATACTGTCACGGATGCCGGAGAGTCTGCTGGAGGTACGGTTGTTCTTGTTGATGCTGCTCAAGACTGGCTTGATGGTGATGGTGATTTAAAAACTGACTATAAGCTTAATATCCGCAGGGTTCGGCCTTTAACGCAAGAGACAGATATTCGCAACCAAGGTGATTTTTTTCCCGAAACATATGAGGATGCCCTTGACCATATAGTGATGGTATGCCAACAGTTACAGGAGCAGGTAGATAGAGCGGTTATCTCAGGGGCTACACAGGATACGGTTACTGTTGAAACTCTAGCGGATTCTATAGCGGCAGCGGCAGTAGCGCAGGCAGCGGCAGAAGCAGCGCAGGCAGGAGCGGAAGCGGCTGAGACTAATGCAGAAACAGCTGAGACTAATGCGGAGGCTGCGAAAACCAACGCTGAGACAGCTGAGACTAATGCAGAAACAGCTGAGACTAATGCGGAAGCTGCGCAAGTGGCGGCGGAAGCGGCACAGGTGGCGGCAGAAGCGGCAACTGGTGTTAAAGGATGGATAAATTTTAATGGGACAGGGGTTATCGCTATAAAAGGAAGTCTTAATGTTACATCAATTACTGACAATGGTACAGGAGCGTATTATGTCACATGGGATACGGATTTCTCCGATGGGAATTATGCTGCTCCAATGTCGTCGAATACTGATGAAATTTTATCAGCCGGTGAATTTGCAGGATATATCGATGTTAGAACAAGAGACAAGGATGGAGTTGCGACAGATGCGTCAACAGTAATGGTAATAGCAAGTGGAGATCAATAATATGAAATGTAGAATCTTATATTTTCCGAATAAAAGTATAAAAATTATTCATCCAGTCCCGAAATCACAACGACCAGGAGAAACTGAGGATGCTTGGTTAAATCGTGTTTTTGGTAAAGCGATGTCACATGCTGGCGGGTACTCTGATTATGAGGATGTTGATACTTCAGTATTACCTAAAACTAGAGAACATCGGGGTGCTTGGGAAAAAGAAAAAGGAGGGAGTCTTGTAATAAATGAGACTAAAAAACAAGCTGTTATTGATGTTCGCGAAGAAGCTAAGAATATAGAAAAAGAATTAAAAATAATGGCTAAAGAGAGAATCGATGCTAAAAAAATTAAACAATAGGAGGGGGATCGTGAAAAAAATATTATTATCAGTTATGCTTATGATTGCCTTAACGTGTACTCCGGCATTTGCTAGATATGATGAAGGTCATATGGTTTTAGATGATGCCGCTGGAACAGCAATGTCAGACTATGCGTTAACATCCGGGTCTGCGGTTTATAGTGAAATTATTGATATGGAAAGAAATGCCGGGTTTGTTGCGTTGCTGGTAACAGAGGATAAATCTGGCGGTACAGGGGATGTTGATATATCCGTTGAATATTCAGTAGATAAAACGAATTGGTACACAGTTTACACTTCTGATATGTATGGAACGATAACAGCAGAAGGTAATGTTGCCACAGCGTTAGGAAATATTACAAGATGGATTGCTTTTACATCAAGGATTACAAGGTATATGCGGTATAAGTTTGATCCAGATGCAGATTCCCAGGTGACTGTAACTCACATTTATGTTGTAGATCGTTAAAAAGGAGGATAAAGTGAAAAAAATATTATTTTTAGTATTATCCGGGTTGTTGATTGCTTCCCCGGCGATGGCTCAATTCAATTCTAACAACAAGATTCAAGGAAAAAGTGGAGGAACTGCGACGGTTACGAATGACAGATTGGACGTTAATGTTCAAGGAGCATCTGCTAGCGGTGTTGAAGTTATACAAGATACTGCCGCTGATTTAAATGCGACTGTAACTCAAACATCTGGTGTTAATTTTGATGTTGAAGGCGCAGTAGCCGAAGGTGCAGCAAATACATCAAACCCAATCACAATCGGTGGACAAGCAGAATCCACTATCCCAACAGCGATTGATGATGGTGATGTTGGAGCGTTGTTCATGGACTTGT